TTTATAAACTTGCTAAAAAAAGAAGGGAAGAAAAAAATATTATTACGGCTTGATAAGAACAAACCTTCAAGTTTAGCACAAACGTAGCACTTGCAGGTAACTACTATATGTATTTCACACACACAACCATCAACAAATCACCCACTTAACAAAGTTTATTTCGGAAACATTGACTATCTTTATTCCGAAGTAAACTTTTAAAAAACAACGCTATGAATATAGAAAAGTATGTCGCGATGTATTCCAATGATTTACGGTTGAAAAATTACGCCGAAAACACGATTGTAAACTATTGCAGCCAGGTAAAAGGGTTTTTAGAATATTTTAATAATGTGGCCACAAAACCTTCCGAAATATCAGAGCAAAAGATAAAACAATGGTTGTTGTTGTCGAACAGTATTAACGGCCGCAAACACCGTATTTCTGCGGTTAAGTTGTTTTATAAATTTACAGGCAAGCAGCCGTTGAAGTTTAAAAATATAGAATATCCGCGATCAGATAAAAAACTTCCCATTGTACTATCACAAGCCGAAGTCCAACGCATGTTCGATGTCTGTGAAAACCTAAAACACAAAGTGATCTTGGCTTTGCTTTATTCCTGCGGCCTTCGAGTGTCGGAGTTACTGAATTTAAAATGGGAAAATGTAGATCGTTCCAGGATGATAATAAACATCATCAAAGGTAAAGGAAATAAAGACCGGCAAGTAATGTTAGCGGCTTCGATCATTCCGGTGTTAGAAAAATATGCGCGGGAATACAAAACAAAACCCTATATTTTAGCAGGGCAAGAGTTACCGCAATATTCGGCTAATAGCGTAGGTGCTGTAATCAAGCAATTAGGCAAGAAAGCAGGAATTAATAAAAGAGTGTGGACGCACCAGATGCGGCACAATTCATTCACACATTTAGTCGAAGCGGGTTGCGATATTAACATAGTGCAAAAGTTAGCGGGCCACAACAACGTCAAAACTACCATGTGCTACGTTCAAATTTCAAATAATATAATCAGCAATATAAATTCTCCATTAAACGCGATTAACTTACATTAAAAAGCTACTCTTAATCGAGTGGCTTTTTTTCTTTACACTAAAATCTATTTTGTTGTAGTAAATTTTATTACTTTTGTATATCAATATGAAAACAAAAGACCTCACTATAAAGCAAGAAGCATTCTGCCAAGCGTTCATTCTTCTTGGTGATAAATCTGCGGCTTATCGTGAAGCGTATTCATGTGGCAATATGAAAGCCGAGACTATTCATGTAAGAGCTTCCAAGTTGTCTAATGAGTACAAGTTAAGTACAAGGATAGCTATTTTACAGCAAGAGTTAAAAGAACGCAATAATGTAACGGTTGATGAAATCGTTAGTTCCCTTGCTGATATGCTACGTTTTGATGTTGCTGACTTGTACGATGAAAACGGCTCTTTAAAAGATATTCATTCGATTCCAAAGAAAGCAAGGTTAATGATCTCCGAGCTAACTGTTGATGAGTTGAAAGGATATGAAGACGGAAAGAGTGTTGCAATAGGCCAGACTAAAAAGATAAAGCTATTCGATAAGCTTCAAGCCGTAGAGAAGTTAATGAAGCATTTGGGAGGTTATGAGAAGGACAATAAACAAAAAGGTGTAGTTGTTATCGATACCGAAGATTATACGCCAGAGAAAGAAGCGCGTATCAAAGCATTAAAAGAAAAGTTGTTAGCATCTGGAAAATAGTTAACATTTTTTTTATAAATAAAGTAGTAAAATATATTACAGAGTAATATAAATGCTTACATTTGAAGTATCTAAAATCATTTAGCCATGAAATAGTAATTTTTGAATTAGAATAAAAAGCCAATCAGTAAATGAGTGGCTTTTTTTGCAGACAATTTTAAACAATACAAATAAAAAGCAGTTCATCCGGATAAGACCGGACGGATAACCATTCGGGTTTTAGGCTCGTTACATCATTATTCGACGCGTGAATTAATGGGGGTTTTTCGAGTAATTACCTAGTAGAACGTGGATAATCTGAGTCGTGTGGCGTTAAGCTTGATCGTTGTTTATAATTTCAACGGCAGCTTTATAAAAAATCAGATGTGAACTGCTTTTATTTTTAATGTACAAACTATGAGCCAGAGCAAAAAACAAAGCGCAATTGAATCAATCACTAATGTGATAGTGGGCTTATTAGTTTCTTTTTTAATTCAAATAGCGATCTATCCAGCTCTAGGGATTCCCGTAACGTTAAACCAAAACTTAATTATAACCTTCGTTTTCTTTATTGCTTCTTTTATTAGAGGTTTTCTAATTAGACGATTATTTAACAAAAAAGCCTCATGATTAAAGTAAAAATCGAAATCGTAAACGGTAAAATTCTTTTAGATAGTATAGAAACAACTGACGCGACATTTATAGGTTGCGCCTTGTTAGACTTTGCCGAAGCAATGGAACACGACGGCATGAAAATAATACTTACTGAAGATGATGTTTTTGTAGAATCATTTATGACTGATGTTTAATTATGGCACAAACTAAATTTTTAAAAGAACCCACTTCATCCAGCAGAAGGGTTTCTAAATACACAGGAGTGCGCCAAGTAAAAGGCGAGTACAATTGGGAGTCCTATTTTACTTATAAAGGGGTAAAATACATTTGCGGAATTTTCTCTTGCGACAAAGCAGCCGCCAAAGCACGAGACATTAAAATTCTAAACGTTGGAGCAAATAAGCCTTTACAAATTATAAAAAGACCAGTATGATATTATTCATCACCCTTATTAGAATCTACAAAGACTACAACTGTACGCGTGTTGACACTCGGAAGATAGTAAGGGAAGGCATGAGTAAAATGGGTTATAATATCAATTATATCGATATGGAAATCGAAATATATTTAAACTAACAATGATGATTACTGAAGCTGAATTAGATGAACTAGAAGATCTCGTTAAACAAAAGGAATCTTTTGAGTTAAAGAGTACGCTATTTTTATTCGTGAAAGAGTTCTGGTCCACAATCATAACAGATGATTATGTACACAACTGGCATATAGAATATATGTGCGACGAAATCCAGCTAGTAGTTGATAAATATGTATTAGATAGATTGCCTCACATACCTAATGACAAATGGTATCAAGGCATCACAGATAACATACAAAAGAATTTAGTTTTTAACGTTCCTCCTGGAACATCAAAGAGCACAATTACATCAAGAATATTACCCGCTTGGATTTGGGCGGTTGATAGTTCAAAAACTGTAATGACAAACACAGTATCATCGAGTAACGCTAATGAATTTTCGTCTAAGTCGAAAGATATAATTCAAAGTGATAAATTCAAAAAGTATTTCCCAAGTGTAAAAATAAGGCGTGATGTTTCGGCTAAAACATTCTACCAAACAGAAAAGGGTGGGGTTCGATTTTCTTTTTCTACCAATGGATCTGTTACAGGAAAGCACGCCAGCATATTGATTGATGATGATAGAATGGACGTGGGTATTGCTGATAGTCCAGCTGATAGAACGAGAGCGATCAATCAATTTAAAGCATTCCAAACAAGGAAGAAAGACAAGGCAAAAACGCCTTACATCTTAGTAGAACAGCGATTATCTACAAAAGACACTACAGCGCATTGTTTGAATGTGTTTAAAGATGAATGTAGGCATATTTGTTTACCTGCCGAAAATATATATAAAAACATAGAACCCGCAGCGATAGAATCTTTTTATGTCGATGGTCTTTTAGATCCAGTGCGATTGAATAGAGATATTCTAAAATCAACTAGAATGGGTTTAACAGATGAATCTAAACCTATTTCGGAAATAGCCTACAATATTCAATTCAATCAGGTTTCAGAATCAGTTGAAGGGTTGCTTTACGGAAAATTAAATTTCGTGGCTTCGCTTCCAGAAAATAGAGAAGGAGCAACGCGGTATTCATTTACAGATGTGGCCGACACAGGAAGCGACTTCTTCGCCACTCCATTTATGGAAATCAATAAAAATAAGATTTATGTATTTGATGCGATTTATACCCAGGAAGCAAGCGGGGTCACTTCGCAGAAACTAAAAACTAAAATCGATACTCACGGATCAGTTGTAAATAAGATTGAAACCAATAATCAAGGGAGCGTTTTTGTGACCTTATTACAGTCTTTAGGTGTGAATGTATCAGGATATTATTCAAGCGGAAACAAAGAGGAAAGAATCCACGCTTGGAGTCAGTTTATATCCTTTATCAACTTTGTAGAACCAAACGAACAAAGCAGTCAAGAGTATCGCCAATTCATCAAGCATTTGCAAAGTTACCCAAAGACAGGAAAACATGAAGACGGTCACGATGATGCAGAGGACGCATTGACTGAATTAATGCGCTATATCTGGACGAACATGAGATATTTATTTATGAATCAATAATTAACCAAAATAATAAAAAAAATGGAAGTAGTAGGAAAAATTAAAGTTGTGAATCCTGAGCAAGTAGTGAGCGCGGCTTTTAAGAAAAGAGAATTAGTTGTAACGACAGACGAACAATATCCGCAAGATATTATGATTGAGTTTACTCAGGATAAATGCGATTTATTAAGCAATTACGCAGTAGGAGAATCTGTAAAGGTTTCTATTAATTTACGTGGTCGTGGATGGGTTAACCCGCAAGGAGTAGAAAAATATTTCAACAGCATACAAGGTTGGAGAATCGAAAAGAATACTGTTACAGGACCAGTTAGCGCACCAATGCCAGCCGCGGCTGCATTTAACCAGATGACAAACGCTAAAAAAGACGAACCGGATGATTTGCCTTTTTAATATTTAATAATTGAAGCGGCTAAGGTGTTTTATTTTAAAGCCACAATCACAAATACAAGCCTATCGCCTTAGTTGCTCTCAATCATTTTCTATTAATATTAAATAAATTTCTTATTCAACCTAAAAACAACCAAATAAGAAGTATTAAAACTATCTAATCATGAAACAACAAATTTATAAAAGCTGGAAATATCATTTAAATCAAAGATTTTGGATAGAGGAAAGGTTTAGTAAAACATCTTATGATGAAATGTTTTATAATTCCTGTTTAAAAACAATGAGATTTATCTCTAATCATTTACAATTTGCGAATGGAGAATTTAAGAACGAGTTAAAGCAAGATTTACAAGCGGTAAGAAAGTATTATTTATCAACAAACTTAAACACAATTACATGAGCTATTTAGAATTTACAAATCAGTTATTAGGATATTATTTTTATGACAAAGCAACGGGAGAAATTATTCATAAATACGAGTTGTTTATAAAAAAGCTAACGCCTTCGCAAGTGTATGAAAGGTATAATTCAGTATTTAGATAAGATGGAAAAAGAGAAGATTACCGCAGAAATTGAGAAGTTAGAAAAGCGTGTTGAGTTTCTGTATCAAAGAGGGTGCAACGATGAAAAAGTAAATACTAAACTAAGGCAATTAAGAAAGCAGCGTAATGGTTACTGAATTAAGATTTTGGAGAGACTTGCCTAATAATAAGAAAAAAGAAATGATTACTAAATACAATCTGAAAGCGGTGACATTTAGTGACATAGAGAATATCTACAAAAAAGAAGAATTAAAGGCAAGTCCTAAAACATAGTGCAATGGAACTAAATATAAAAGAGAAGTCAGAAACAGTAACTTCAGATGCAATAGTACTGTCAGTTATGAGTGACTTAAACCAACGGTCTAAATTAGGCATTACTAAATACGGGGTAACGCTTGATAGAACAGATTTAAGCCGCAAGCAATGGCTACAACATGCTTATGAAGAATGTTTAGACCAAGCAAATTACTTAAAAAAATTAATAACAATTGAGGACGATTAAAACGAATTAATCAAAAACACCTAAAAAAGCTTAGTAAATAGTTAATAATATTTCGTGGAATAAGTGATTTATAACTGCATAGTGAACAATAGTAGCTATGCAGTTTTTTTGTGTTAAATTATCTTATTCTTATTTAGTC